ACCTATGGCTGAGTCCGTCAAGGATATCATCATGGGATCATCCTTTATCGCCCCCTTGAAAAATGCCATGAACGAGTTACTAACCCCTAAAACGAAAAAAGATGGAAACAACGACAATCAATAAGTCCTTGACGGAAGCCCTTTCTTCCACGGGTTTCGTAAAGATAGAGGCATCCCGTAAGGAAAGCGAGCCATTCCAACATATAGATGCCTACATATACGATGCCGGTACCCGTATCGGCTATGCTTCCGTAGACCGGGGGAAAAGGCTCTCTTTCTTTCAAGAATCCCCGGACAGCCTTACCGGAGAGGAATGGATAAGCGCGTATACGAAGGTGCAAAACGCTTTCGACAGGATATTTAACGAGACGGTAACCCTATAAGCAATCTTGATCCCATGGCATATACTCTCGAAGAAATTAAAGAACTGGTCGAGACTTTAACCCCGATCGTAAAGAACGCTATAGAGGCGGGTTCCCTTAGCGTAGAGGATCTCCGTGTAGCGGAGAGCATGGATTTCGTAAACTCTTTGCCGGCCTTGGAGGAGAAAGGTCTTAACGTCTCTTACGTGAAGGTCCGGCTGAAAGACTTGCTCGGTAAATTGGACGGGGATTATGCCAAGGAGCTGGAGGCGATCAAGAAATTGCTGGAAAAGAAGGTGGATAACGGCTACTCGAAAGACGGTAATCTGTATCTTACCTCCGGGGGCGTTGTCGTATCGGACGCTATCCCGGTAGGCTCCGGAAGCGGGGGCGGCGGCGGGGCTAGCTCGCTGGGCGAGCTTACCAACGTGGATGATATCGTAGACCAAGATCCGGACGAGTCCCGTGTGCTGGTGCAAGAGGCCGGTAGCTCGCTCTGGACGGTGAAGAACCTCTCCGAGATCGGAGGTGGAGGTGGTGGTGGCGGTGTGACCATGAAACTCGTGAGCGTCACCGATACGCTCATCACCACGGTAGAGGGGGCCGCCGTCACCGTGGGATACAATTTCACGAGCGTCTATCAGGATGACGGTTCCGAGACCGGGCCGGGAACGGCCACTTACACCGTGAACAGCCAGAAGGTAGGCATGGTATCCATCTCGCAGGGCAATAATTATTTCGATCCGACGGAACACTTGATCACCGGCTCCAACACGGTAAGGGTAACCGTGAAGGATAGCACGGGATCGTCACGTTCCCTATCCTATACGATTGAGGTGATATCCATGTCCATATCCTCCTCCATAGACCCGGCGCTCGTCTATTCTGGGGAGATCGTGTATCGCTATACGCCCGTGGGGGCCATCAACAAGACGGTGCATTTTGTACTGGACGGGAAGGAGTTGGGAACGGTGGAGACCAGCGCCTCGAACCGGCAATTGACCTACGTGATCCCTAGGCAGACGCACGGGGCGCACTTGCTTCAAGTCTACATGACGGCCCTTATCAACGAGGAGCTGATCCGGAGCAACACGCTTACCAACGACCTTATCTGTATCGTGGAGGGGGATAACACGCCTATCGTGGCCTCTTCTTTCGCCCAGACCGTCGCGCGGCAATACGACCGGCTCACGATCCCCTTCGTGGTCTATACGCCGGACTCCTCGCTATCGGAGGTTATGTTATCGGCCAACAACGCCACGGTATCCACGCAGAGCGTAGACCGCACCTTGCACGAGTGGAATTACCGTATTCCCCAGTCGGGAGATCTCTCCCTAAAGATATCCAGCGGGTCGGCCTCCCGGACCTTTACGCTCACCGTATCCCCCGCCGAGGTTATCGTGGAGCCGGAGAAGGCGAACCTGCAACTCTGGCTGACCTCTCAGAACCGGAGCAACAACGACAATAACCGTAACGAGTGGAAATACGGGGATATATCCGCGGATCTGACCGGCTTCAACTTCAAGACGAACGGCTGGATCTCGGAACGGGATAGCACCTCCCTCCGTGTCTCGGGTGACGCTCGTGTGCGTATCCCGCTGAAGATATTCAAGGATGACTTCCGGGCCACGGGTAAGACCATCGAGTTCGAGTTCTACACCCGTGACGTGACCGATTACGAGGCTATCGCTATCGAGTGTGTGAACGGGGGGATCGGCCTTCAGATATCTTCCCAGAAAGCGGTGTTCTCATCTGAGCAGACCACGATCGACACCCGGTTCAAGGAGGAGGAGAGGGTTCGCATCTCCCTCGTGGTTGAGAAACGCACGCTAAACCGTTTGATATACATCTATATCAACGGCATCATGTCCGGGGCGGCGCAATATCCGTCGGAGGATAATTTCCAGCAGAAGGTTCCGCAGGATATCATGATCGGTAGCGAGGGCTGTACGATCGACCTGTATAACATCCGTGTCTACGATAACGACTTGAACCAATACCAGATGCTCGATAACTTCATAGGCGATCTGGACGATTACGACAAGGCGCTGGCTATCTACAACCGGAACCAAGTATATAATGATTATGGGGATATCACCTATCAAAAGGTGTTGGAGCGATTGCCTTGCTTGATCTTCGAGGGGCCGTTGCCTACTTATAAAGGCGATAAGAAAACAAACAAGGTCTATTTTACGGACTTGCAAGAACCCGGGCGCTCTTTCTCTTGCGAGAACGTCCAGAATGACGTGCAAGGTACCTCCTCCCAATATTATCCGAGGAAGAACTGGAAGTTCAAGTTCAAGGCAGACATTACCTACACGGAGAGCGGAAGGACATCGCCGACATACGCGCTACGGGCGAATAGCATTCCCGTAAACGCCTTCTGTGTCAAGGCTGATTTCGCCGAGTCTTCCGGTACGCACAACACGGGTATGGCCAAGGTCATCAATTCCCTATTGATAGAAATGGGGCTTACCACCCCGCCCCAAAAGACGAACAAGGAGGTCCGCACCACGGTAGACGGCTATCCGATAGCCATCTTCCACCGTGAGACGGCAAGTGATACGCTGGAGTTCGTGGGTAAATATAATTTCAATAACGATAAGTCCACCGCCGACACCTTCGGTTTCTCCGAGGGTGACGAGAGCTGGGAGTTCTCGAACAATACCTCCGATCGTTGCCTCTTCAAGTCCGCCGATTTCTCCGGGACGGACTGGATGAACGACTTCGAGTCCCGCTATCCGGACGATGACGCTATCAACGCCGAGTACGAGGCGGGCACCCGCAAGCCGGAGAAGCTCATGGCCGTTACCTCATGGGTCGTATCTACCAAGGATAACTTGGAGAAATTCAAGAACGAGGTTCGAAATCATTTCAACCTCGATAACCTGATCGCCTACTACCTTATCACCGAGTTGTTCGGTATGGTGGACCAGCGGGCGAAGAACATGTTCCTTACCTATTTCCATGAGGAGGGGAAATGGATCTTCATCTTTTACGACAACGATACCTGTTTCGGCCTGAACAACGAGGGATTGATCGCTTTCGGATACAATATAGAGTATCACGACAAGATAGGCACGCTAAACGTCTGGAACGGTGAGAGTAGCGTGTTGTGGAACAACCTAGAGAAATGTTTCCCATCCGAGATCGAGGCGATGTACAAGGATATCCGTACCCGCGGATTGCTCTCGTACGACTTGATCATGTCCGTGCTGAACGGCGAGCAATCGGACAAATGGTGCGAGGCGATCTACAACGCCGACGGTCGTTTCAAGTATATCGACCCGCTGATAGAGGAGGGCAACGGCTCTTACCTGTACGCCGCCCAAGGCTCCCGTATCGAGAACCGTAAGTGGTGGACGTATAACCGCTTCCTTTATATAGACAGTAAGTATACGGCTGGCAGTTTCCTCTCGGATTTCGCGACCTTGCGTCTCTATACGCCCCGGGAATGGACGGGCGTGTCCCCGTCGGCCAACATGACGATCATCCCGTACGCCGATCAGTATACCCGTGTAAAGTACGGTTCCTACATGGTGGGGCAACGTACCTACAAGGACGTGCCGGTATTGATCGAGGCCCCCGACATCGTGTTCAATGACACCGAGACGATCATCTATGGGGCGAGCCGGGTAAAGTCACTGGGGGATATGTCGGGGTTGTACGCCGGTACGATCGACGTATCCAAGGCTACTCGCCTCTCAGAGTTGTTGATCGGTAGCGGCATGTCGGGCTATCAGAACACGAACCTTACCGTGCTCTCGATCGGCACGAACAACATGCTCCGCAAGCTGGACATCCGTAACTGCCCAAATTTGAGGCAGGCGGTGGATATCTCCGGATGCGAGAACATGGAGGAGGTCTATGCCCAAGGCACTTCCATCACCTCCGTGGTATTGCCGGCAGCCGGTATCCTGTCCAAGTTGTATCTCCCGGCTACCCTCACGGGCTTAACCCTCCGTAATCAATCCAAGCTTACGGACGCTTATTTCGATATAGCCGGGGTTACGAAACTGACTACGATCGTTTGCGAGGATACGGGGATAAACGTTCTTTACCTTGTGGAGCGCTGCTTAGGTATGAAGAATCCCGTGCTGAACCGTGTGCGCCTAATCAACATCAATGCCAATGCGAACAACTTGAATGATGTGTATAAATTGATCAAGGTGGGTGGTATCGATGAGAACGGGAACAATCTGACTAAGGCCGTAGTTACCGGCAAACTGCATGTCATTACCGCAACGGAGGATAAGCTAGCGAAATGCCGGGATGCCTTCCCGGAGTTGGTTATCACTTACACTAATCTTTTACCTCCCACGATTACGACCTTCGTGTTCCGTTCCTCCCAAGCAAAATCGATCACTAATGCTACGTTTGAATGTGACTTTGACTTCGAGAAAGTAAATGAGTACACCTACAAGGTCACGGCGGACGATGATAACGTGATCGACTTCAACTTCAAATGTGATAACCACCAAGACCTGTCGGATTCCTATCTGGTTGCCGGTACCCGTACGCAAACCTATACCATTACCTATATCCCGCTGCGCACGATCCGGGTAAAGGTATACGGGCAAAGCGTCTATCCTTCCGGCGCTTCCGTCATCATCGGCGATAAGCGATATGTAACGGACACTAACGGATATGTCTACATCCGGGGTGGGGAGGCTGTTTCCGGGACTGTGGAAGCTACGGGATATTCTCCGAATACATTCTCTTTTTCGGCGATAACCAATGATACCACCAATACGGTGGAGGTCTATGCGGCTGTTAGCGTAAAATTCGTAGTGGTGGATAAATTGGATACCTCTCTGTATATAGAGGGGGCTACGGTTGTTTGCGGAGGGAAGAGTGGCACCACGAACCGTTACGGAGAGTGTACGTTGCTTTTGTCCAAAGGTACCTTGGATTATTCGGTTACAGATCCAGATTATTACGAGTATAAAGGACAGGTGACAGTAGGCACATCCGCTATGACTGTCAATGTTCAAATGAACTTAAACCCTGAGAGAATAAAGCCGGAAGAGAATGGAAACATCCAGATGATGTTTACAGGAACGTCTTGCTCCATTAGTGTCTCTTCTCCTACCGCTAATTACGTTATTGATTGGGGTGACGATACGACAGAAAATGCTTCCGGTACGGGATACAAGTCCTATAGCCACACCTATGGGAATAGCGGGTTTCACCAGATGGAGGTAAGGGATTGCAGGGACATCACGTCTTGTAGGGGCTCTAGTTCTAACTTGATAGCCTATTGGAGCATTGGGGACAGTAAGATTTCTAATATTACTTTCAGTGGATGCTCTAAGTTAATTTACTTCGGAAAGGATGTGTTTAAGAATGATACGGATAGAACTGATGCTTCAAGCTTGCTGTATGGCTGCTCCAGCCTAACCTCCGTGGACTTGACCCCGCTGGCATCGTGGGTGAATGTTACGAGTTGCATCTCCTTGCTGTATAACTGCTCCAGCCTAACCTCCGTGGACTTGACCCCGCTGACATCGTGGGTGAATGTTAGGAGTTGCGACTACTTGCTGTCTGGCTGCACCAGCCTAACCTCCGTGGACTTGACTCCGCTGGCATCGTGGGTGAATGTTACGAATTGCGACTACTCGCTGTCTGTCTGCACCAAGCTAACCTCCGTGGACTTGACCCCGCTAGCATCGTGGGTGAATGTTACGAGTTGCAACTCCTTGCTGTATAACTGCACCAGCCTAACCTCCGTGGACTTGACTCCGCTGGCATCGTGGGTGAATGTTACGAGTTGCAACTCCTTGCTGTCTAACTGCACCAAGCTAACCTCCGTGGACTTGACCCCGCTGGCATCGTGGGTGAATGTTACGAGTTGCAACTACTTGCTGTATAACTGCACCAGTCTAACCTCCGTGGACTTGACCCCGCTGACATCGTGGGTGAATGTTAGGAGTTGCATCTACTTGCAGGCTAACTGCACCAAGCTAACCTCCGTGGACTTGACCCCGCTGGCATCGTGGGTGAA